TAAAGACCACGATTGGTCTAGTGATTTAACCAAAGGTAATTGTAAATAATATGATTAGAAAATATATTGTTATGATGAGGTTTGGTAATAGTGAAACTTTTAATTTAGATGAACAATTTGTAAGTAGGCAAGATGCAGATAAGTATGTTGAACTTATGAAAAAAAATAAACCTAGTGTAAAGTTTTATTTATTTGAGCAATCTAATGATTACCAACACACAGAAGAAAAAAAGAAACCTACTAATTTAACTTGGATTGATAAAGTTAGATTAGGTGTTTGACAAATACTATTTAATATAGTATTATTAAAGGGCAATCAGCGAGAGTTGGTTGCCCTTTTTTATTAGTCAAGTATACTCTTTAGAGTCTTCCGTAATAATCAAGGGGGGTGGGAAATACTAGTTATTAATTTGCCCACCCCGAATACAAATCAACAAGGAGAACAATATGTCAATAATACAATATGAACCCGTACACATTGGCGACTTCTCTAGCTTTATAGAAAATCTTGTAAGTAAAACTAAATCAAAAAGATTTAGAGCAGGGTTTGTTAAAGTTGATGGAAGTTATAGAACGGGTAAGTTTGATTTCAAATATCGTAAGACTTGGAAACAAAATGACGGCACAATGTATAAGCGTAAAGGTAAAGCTAGGACTACTAAAAGAGAAGATTATCTTTTAGCACACGACCTAGATAAAAAAGCACCTAGAAATATCTCATACCAAAGATTGTTATGGATAAGTGTAGGTAAAAAAATATGGGGTGTCAGCCAATTTAGATTAGCTGATGAGCATATTAGGTTATATGTTTTAAACCCAACGAAGTATAGTCAATTAAAAAATTTACTTCGTGGCAACCTAGATGGGAGTACAATGCAATGATAATAGGTAAAAGTCAGAAGTGGTGTCAGAATCCTCAATGCCCCGAAAAGAAAAACTCAAATCAAATTAGGGGTAGTAAGGGTAGTAAGTATTATCAATCTAATAAAGCTAATGGATATGGTAATGGTAATTTCTGTACACTTAGTTGTTATGATACTTGGTCTAGTATATATTTAGATAGGGCTATTGACGCAATCGGTGTTAGAATAACAGAACCTGTAAAAGTAGATATGAAAAATGCTTGGCTTATTGATTCTGATTGGCAATATGGTGGTACTAATGGTGAAAGTAGATATTTATATTTTTTAGTTAATAAATTATATAATGTTAGACACCCTATTACTAAACAACAAGCATCAGTACACCCTAACGAAGAATATAGTCCACGACTATCATCAGCACAAGCTAAAGTTCTAGCACAACAACTTGGCTTGACTCAGCAATAATACTATAGTAATATATAGATACTACTGACAGCAAGTTGGTAGTATCTTCAACAATGAAAGGAGTACTCAATGGAGAAGAAAAAAGATATTAGATTGAATAAAGATTATCGGACTGCTTATCAAAAAGACTTCCGAAGATTTTTAGAATCTAAAACAGATAATCCAAAGTATGAGGCATTTTTATCAGCTAAAACTTTGTGTAAAACTAGAGTATCTGAGGCACATAAAACTGCTAAAGAAGTAGTTACACGATTGTATAAGCCCGTAGATGTCGCAAACTTAAAACGATTGCAGAAAAAGTATAACACTATTGACGCAACAGCGAAAGATAGTTGTTTTTATTTTGCAGTTGTTGATAATAATGGTAAATCGGTAAAAGAATTAGATTATCACAATGACGAAGTTGATAAACAAAAACATTTCAGCTTTGAATTAGATGGTAGTCTAGTTGGTCGTGAACATAATAACGACCACGATTTTGCTTATGCTTGGTATCGTGAGGAAATGAAAGCTAATGGCTTAAATCCCGATATTGAAATTGAGCAAAAAGGCAACCAAAATAATCCCCATCACTCAACAACTATTAATGAGAATAATAAGTGGTTGAAAGGTAATGACGGACAATCTACTGATTGGCATAAGATTTGGAAAGAAAATTATGCACTAGATATAATTGGTAGTGGTGGTTGTCGTTCTCGTGCGATACCTTGCACAGAATCTGAGTTTGCCACCTTTGAACTTATGTTAGTAGCAAAGTCAGAGGTAGTAAGAACTCATCAAGATTGGATTGGTTC